AGACTCTCACTCCCCTCCTCCATAGTCTCCGCCACGAAAAAGAGCATCTTATCTGACAGATACTTGTAAAAGACCATACCCAAAAGATAGGACTTATAGTCATTGGCATCCATCTTAGAGCGGAGAACATCTGCTGAGTTCCACAGGGCTTGGTAGAGTGACTGGGACGTTTGTGTTGTTTCCATAATGTTTCTTTCTAAGTTTTGCAATTAATTTTTTAAACAAGCAATCATTTATAACAAATCACTTCATTCTCAATCGTTCGAATCAAATCTAAAGGAATAGAAGAGACTGGAAGTTGATAAACGATATTTTTTCGAGGGTTATAAAATCCAAGATTTTCGATAGAAAGGAAGTCAGGGTCAAAGGAATGTAGGCCCATGATATAGTATACAAGGACTTGTAGTGTATGGTCTTTATTAGGAGCTGTTTTAGTCACCTTAAAATCCCATAGTGTATCCTTAGTAAGAAAATCTCCATCACCTTTGTCAATCGTATCTGTATAACAAATCCATCCTTTACCAAAGGACCATAGAGGTCAAAAAAGCAAAGACTTCGCTCCACCATGATACGAATATTCTCTATCGTTTCAGCATCCACCATAATTTCTTCAAAAGGTTTATAATACTTAACCCCTGCACGAAAAACAACATCAAAAGAAGCTAAACGACAAGCACTTTCTATCGATAAGTCATCCAATCCTGTCACCAAATCGAGAAGTGCTTCTGCTAGGTCTCCCATTTCAACCTTATGAGCTCCCATGAGGGAAATTCTAAAAGCATCACGGACTTCTGCCCCTTTCATAAAACGAGTCAAGTAGTCCACACAAATCCCCACTAAACTAGGAGATACAGACTCTACAGGATGCAGAACTCTGTGGTCTTCGAACTGCTCTACTGAAAATAACTTGATGGGCAGATAACCACCTCGAGGTTGGTTAATTTCTTTGGTACGTTGTGTTACAGATACCATAAATGCTCCTTTTATCTTTTAATCTTCGAATTTGAATCCTTCTTTTTCAAGTTCGTTTAATCTTTCCTTAATACTTCCTTTTAAGAAAATAATATCTTCTTCGTCAGTATAAGTGTGAAAATCTTTTACAAAAATATATTCTTTATTTTTAGAATCATACCCACGTTTATTTTTATCTTTATTACTTAAAAATCCAAATTCTAGCCAAAAACGGAGAAATTCTTCTGTATTCAGTTTATTTATAGTATCCCATAGATCTTCGGTCCACATATTGAAGAAATCTATTTCATCTCTACGATACAAGTAAATTAATAATGTTACATATTTCCTTCTATACGATAAATACTCCTCATCATAAGGACCTAATTCTTCCTCAAGAACTCTCAAATCTTGATACCTAAAAATTTTATGTTTCAATATAAAATAATATACTTCACTTGTGTCAGGATCATCTATCATATCCTGTAATAAATTCTGAAAAAACGAAAAAATATTCCCTATCATTTCGTTATTCACTTCTGTAGTTCCAATCTTATAATCAGGTATTTCCTTCTCAATCCTCTTTTGAATTATAAAATCCATTAAATTGTTATTATTATCCCGTGTAGACAGTTTCAATGATTGAAGAAATAATAATTCTTGTTGATTTTCAGGCAAAATTTCAAAATTTCCAATAACAAAATGAAAAAAATCACTTTTAGGAGTTGCTATTAGTAATTCCTTTGAAAGTTGTTGATTACTATCAATAATTAGACTCAGCTCATCCACTGTTCTATTAGATGGAGTTTCATTTATAAAATATGCTTCCTTGTTATCAACGTAACAACTAGGGTAAAAATTATTTTTTTCAGTTAATTTTTTCATATTTTTCTCCTAATCTGCTTGGTAAATGGCATCAATAGCCACTTTTGCTGCTTCATAATTTCCTAGATAATCCTCTGCTAGATAAACTAGTGGAATGTTTGCTAAGTAGCGCTCCCTCATCTGATCCAAATGCTGGGAAAAACTATGACGAATATGGTCTTCTGCCATGGTCATATCTCTAAAGCCGTCATTGACATAGGAACCGACAGGTTGCACAAAGAGAATCAAGTCCCATTTTTCCTTCGCCAAGATCGAGACAAAGAGATTATCAAAAGTCTCTCCCGATAAGTCCCCTTGATCCTCAGTCTCCATGTAATAATCATAGTAGCCCTTGGTTACCAAAGAGTTTGTATCTGCTATCACCAGGCCTCGATTGGCATTACTGTCAATTAACTTAGAGGTCTGGTCATACTGCCCCAAGAGCAGATAATAGTAATCTTTTGGAGTCAATTCATCGTCGCGGACATTGTTTTTGATCTGGTACTCACGTGCGTATTCCAGACTAACGGGCGCATCGTAATACCTTGCTAAATCCTTGGCCAAAGTGGTCTTCCCATTGCTAGCACTTCCCATAATTAACACTTTCTTTGTAAACTGACGACGGAAGGGTTGAGCAATATATTTCCAATATTTGCTTGGATTTTCTCGAATCATAGTCGCTGAGATACCAAACTTTCTTTCTTTCAAGACGGTGCCAAATCCACGTTTAGCTAGCTCTTGCTGGTAGTCTGCTTCTCCTACAAAAAAAGTCAGTTCTTGCTGGTTTTCATCATAGGAAATCTCTGCTAACATCTGGTCCAACCACTCCTGCCAGCCCATAGGGTAACGGGGAAGGTTGGTCTCATCCAGCTTGCAGACAGAGGTCAATTCGTCATCACAAAAAGCCTCTCGGATATAGCGAAATCGTTTTTGAAGACTTAAACCTACCTGCTCCCCTCGGTCTCCCTCGTAGCCTGAAACGACTACCCAGACCTGGTCACACTGACGCTTCGCTCGCTGAATCAGATCGATATGCCCTTGATGGAGAGGGGCAAAGGTCCCAAATACCACTGCTGTTTTCTTTTTCATAAACGTTTTACCTTTTTATAATTTTTGATATTTTTATTTTCTATGTTTTTATTATATACTATATTTTTGTTTTGTCAATAGTTTTTTATCATTTTTTATAAAAAGATTGCAAAAAAAGAATCAAGATTGCTCCTGATTCTCCATTTTTATGCAATATCAAATTTTAACTGGCCTGCTTTGACACCAATCTTAAGTGTACTGCCTGCCACTAATTCTCCCTTGAGAAGAAGTTCTGCTAACTTATCTTCCACTTCTGTTTGCAGGGTTCTGCGAAGTGGACGAGCTCCCATCTCTGGGTCATATCCTTGATTTGCCAACAATTTCAGTGCGGAAGCTTGTAATTTCAAATCAATACCTTTTTCTGCCAAACTTGCTACTAAAGGTTTGACCATAATCTTCACCACTTCCTGCATATGGTCGCTAGAAAGGCTATGGAAGACCACCTTTTCATCAATACGGTTGATAAACTCAGGTCTATAAGATTTTTTCAGCTCTTCAAACATGCGTTTTTCCATATTTTCCTGGTCAAAACGAATGTCCTTTGCCCCAAATCCAACTGTCTTGTCATCACGAAGGGCTGTCGCACCAAGGTTTGACGTCATGATGATAATGGTATTTGAAAAGTCAACCTTGCGTCCCTTACTATCGGTCAAGACACCGTCATCCAAGACCTGCAAGAGAACATTAAAGATGTCTGGGTGGGCTTTTTCTACCTCATCAAAGAGGAGAACAGAGTATGGTTTGTTGCGAACCTTCTCGGTCAACTCCCCACCTTCTTCATACCCCACATAGCCTGGAGGAGCTCCGTTGAGACGACTGGCTGCAAATTTCTCCATATACTCACTCATATCAAAGCGGATAAGGGCTGATTCGTCATCAAAAAGAACTTCTGCTAGAGCCTTAGCCAATTCGGTCTTCCCGACACCTGTGGGTCCTAGGAACATAAAGGAACCAATCGGGCGCTTGTGACTACGAATACCAGACTGATTGCGGCGAATGGCACGGCTAATGCTTGAAACTGCTTGATCTTGACCGATGACACGTTTATGCAATTCAGCTTCCAAGTTTAAGTATTTCTTAGCATCCGTTTGAGTCAGTTTTTGAACTGGAATACCTGATAAGCGACTCAAGGTGGTCAAAATATCAGACTCTGTCACCAAGTCTTTATAGACAGGTACTTGCTCTTCTTTTGCGATTAGCTGGGCTGCCTGTTTCCACTTACCATCCATCAAGGCCTTGTCAGCTGGACTCAAACCTGAATCGTCTGCTTTTACATGCTTAGCCTTATTTTGCACTGTTGCTGCTGCTTCATCCAAGAGATCAATAGCAGAGTCTGGCAAGTGACGACTAGTCAAGTAACGATGAGCCATCTTGACAGCTGTTTCAACTGCTTCATCTGTGATTTGCACACGGTGATGTTTCTCATAAGTCGCCTTCAAACCCTGTAAAATGATCATACTGTCGGCCACGCTTGGCTCTTCAATCGTCACTTTGGCAAAACGACGAGAAAGGGCCGCATCTTTTTCGATGTGTTTTTGGTATTCTTCCTGAGTGGTCGCACCAACCGTTCTCAAAGTTCCACGCGCCAAGGCTGGTTTCAAGATATTGGCCGCATCCAGAGTTGAGTCAATTCCACTCCCAGAACCCATGATAGTGTGTAGTTCGTCGATAAATAGAATTACTTGGCCATCTTCTTCAATATCCTTGATGATATTATTCATGCGTTCTTCAAAGTCACCACGGAAACGTGTCCCTGCGACGACATTCATCAAATCAAGCTCTAACACGCGCATCTTAGCCATTTCCGCAGGTACATCACCACTAGCAATACGCTGGGCAAGACCAAGCGCCAGAGCAGTTTTCCCGACACCAGCATCTCCAACCAAGACAGGATTGTTCTTGGTCTTACGGCTCAAGATTTGAATCATACGCGAGATTTCCTTGTCCCGACCAATAACTGGCTCTAACTTGCCAGAACGCGCTTGCTCTGTCAAATCGTGCGTATAGTCCTCGAGACCGCCACTCGGAGTCTGGGGCATGCCCATCATATTAGCCATAGAATTTTGCTTGTCAGCTACTGTACGATGACGTTGGCGTAAAGCCTTGAGGTCTTCACGAGTCCAACCTGCACGTTCTTCTAGATTTCGACGTAGGGCAGCAATCTTGACCTGATCTTTCTTGTCTTCATAAGAAAAACCAGCCCTCTCCAAGATACGAGTCGCCAAGGCATTGCCATCATGCAAAATCGCATAAAGGAGGTGCTCTGTCCCTAGCACCTTAGCATGGACCACTGACGCTACATACTCTGCTTCGTCAAAAAGAACCTGCAAACGATGGGAGAACGGCAATTCCGTAAAGGTTTCATCCTGGCTATAGTCCGTTTCAGTCAGTTCCAAAGCCACCTCTTCTAAACGGTCCATCTCATATGGATAATCATTTAAAGTTGCCCCTGCCACACTATAACTGTGATTAGACATAGCAATCAACAAATGCCAAGACTCTAGGTAACGAGCTCCAAAATGGCCAGCAACCATGTAGGCACTTTCGATACATTCATTCAATGCTTTTGAATAGTTCATCTTACTTCCCTTTTCTATCTACCTCTTGTATGACCTGTCGTAGCATGTTTGCACGAAGGACTGGAGCTTCTTCTCCTAGAACGCGATCCAAAGCTACTGCTACCAGCAAATTCATCTCTTGCTTGGTCATCAATTCCTGCTCAACCAAAAGCTGGAGAATATCCTCATAAATTTCTTGACTGACCCGCTCACCAATTGAGTAAAGCAACTCCCGGAGCATTTCATGATGACTAGAAAACTCAATCCGTCCTATACGAATGTAGCCTCCGCCACCACGCTTACTTTCAACCAAGTAGCCTCTACTTTCCGTAAAGCGTGTCTTGATCACGTAGTTAATCTGACTAGGAACAACCTGAAAGGTATCTGCCAACTGACTCCGTTGCAACTCCACGATACCAGATTGATCTAAAATCGCCTTGATGTAGGCCTCAATATGATCCGATGTATTTTTAAATCTCATTACAAACCCACCTCTCTCTTTAAACCTTGACTATCTTTGACTATACTATCATTTAACACTCTATAAGTCAAATTTTTAAGGCTCAACCATTGGAAATACTGACTTTTTTAAAAAACACTTTGGCATTAATTCGCCTTAGTTTTTCTTGAAAGTTCTTAAAAAAGTCCACAAAAAAGAGCCCTGAAAAGGGCGTAACATTAACGAGTTCAGCAGGCAAGAAACTAGCACCTTTGAAGGTGCTTTTTATTCATCTAATCAATTATCAATAATAATGTTACAATAACTATAATATAAACAATAACTTTCTGAAAGGATTAACATGGATAAGATAGAAATGATTTCTTTTTCAATCCTACTTGATGAAGTTGCTGAAGTAAGGCAACTGCTTGAAAATATTGTAAGTTTGGATAAGACAGTTTATTCAGAACTATCAATAGGTATCCTTCCTTTTGTATCATCTCTCTGTGATGGAATACTAAAGTTTTTACCTAGAGATGTTCATAGTGATTTTCCAAATATTGGAGAACAGGAATTTCAAAAAATAATATCTAGTGTCCGAGTGAGTTATAAGCAATACTCTGATAAAAAATATAGCAAGGCTAACAAACTGATACTTGAAATAGAGAGACGCTTTTATTCACAAATGGTAGAAAATTACAATTTATTTCAAAAACTCGTAATCAATATTTTTGGACAACATGATTTAGGGGTATATTACTTCAACGAAATTCCATACGCTAACACTAACCAATATCATATTTACCTAGAAAGTATTTTATCGAAAACTGATAAAAAGGATATTTCCTATTTTGATAAAAGAGCTACTGATTTATTTTTTGAATTTAGCAAAGCTTTAGGAACTTTAATTAATTCAGTAAATCAAAAAACTATTAAGAAGCCTACAATCCAGGATATTAAAATTGAAAACTTTGAACAACGTGATTTTTTCTTATTTGAATCTAAAAGAAGGAATTTTTTAACAGGAGTTCTGCCTACGGGCACTCAGTTATTCTTATTTAACATATTATGCCATAATAATTTTGTAGTACATATTATGCCAAGTGTCTTAAAATCAAAAAATTACTTTTTTACACGCTCGCTAAGCCAATGCTATTTAGTTAGTATTACAGCCTTACGCTTGATTCTTAATAAGGAAAGCTCTTTATTTCCTGATTTCCAACGGGAGGAAGTTGTTGATATCCTTGATCGCAAAGAAAAAGTTTTTAACTTCCGACAAGATTTTAGAAATAATATATTTCATTATAAAATTTCAAATGTCCCATTACAAATATTTACCAATCCCCCGAAATTCTTTGAAGAACTGATTGAATTTCATTCCTCAAAAAATTTTAAAGAGTATCAAAAACTATTATTGGAAGAAATCTTAAAAATAAATGACATAATCAATTCATTTATCAATTGAAAATTAGGTCTTATTTTAGAAAAATAGTTTCATCTCAATTCTATTTTAGAAAAACTAATACTTTTTTCTAAAAACAATAAGTTTTTACCCCCTTTTTCTCTGAACATCTCCGACTTGGAAAAAGTTCCCTTCACCGGTACCCTACTGGGCAGAAAGATTTTTTAAAAGGTGGGGGGAGTTAATATCCTTTCAATTCCACAAATCTTTTAGCGATTACCTTTCTACGGCTATTTATATAACGAGTAGTTTTATTTAGTTTCTCTGCCACGTCTTCCCAAGTCGCACCAGCTTCTAAATATCTCATTTTAAAAATTACTAGATCACTTTCAATTAAGTTTTCCATCAAGGTATCTACAACTAGTTTGAAGCCTTCTAAATATCTTAGTGTTTGGTCTTCTTCAATTCTAATGATTGTCGCTTCAGTAGGACTAGATACTGTCTTGCCTTTCCCACCAGTATAATCTTCAGTGCTATGTTTCTTATTATGTATCAGTTCCTGTCTTCTCAAATAAATTTTATTAGCAAGCGTTCTATATCGTTCTAACTCAATATCTATCCCGTCCAGGTCTCTGTTACTCAACTCGTACATAGGCAAGTACCTCCACTTAAATTTAAAAATTTTTTTATCTTTCAATTTGTCAAATTGTAAATTCTGTCAAACTGACAAAAAGCGCTAAAAGCCTTCCAACACTCCACTTACCAGGTATCATTGTTTTAAGTTTGACAACTCTTCGGTATGACAAGTTCAAGGGAAATTTTTTTAATTTATCCCCTCAGTTTCTCATATCTTACATTCTGTGAAACTCACTCCATTCTGTAAACTCCTGATATACCTTGCTTTCAAGCTATTACTTCTTTTCAGTTTATGCTTACTTTGTTATGTGAAACTTAGTAAAGCATAAAAGTAGGACTAGCGATATCTCTTCTGTTTCAGCCATATATCACTAGCCTTACTTAATTTGTTCCCTATTTTTCTAAATACTCTTTAATGTCCCGATATTCCTTAGAAAAATCCATCCACCCACTAATATCAGGGTTTAAGAATGGTAGAACAGTAAGCGGACTTACTTCCGTTCGATATAGCGATAGAGAATGTTTCTGACTTATTTCCCTGACTACACCTGTATGGATTTCTTCTACATCCTTCTTTAGTTCTTGAATTTCATCATATGCGTCCAGAATTCGTCTAAGTTTCTTTCGATATTGTTTATAGATCTTCTTAGTTTCCATCCGTTGCTTAGTTTCTTTAAAAATGTATTCAAAGGTGACTGCTTTAGCTTCTGAAAAATCACTATTATATTTTTCCTGAAGAGAATTAATAGCTTTTTCCATCTTTTCCAGCTTCTCTAAAGATTCTAAGTTATTTGACAAAAAAGAATCTATGTCCTCAAATGAAACTGTTTGATTGCCTAAAAGACTCTTCTTTTTTTCGCTTAACTGTTCTCGTGCTGAATTAATCTTACTTTTTTTATTATCTAGATCATCCAGTGTTTCAAATACTTGATTAATATCCATTTCTTTCTCCTAGTTCCCTAGTTCCATTGAATAAAGTAACCACAATCTTCTTCAACTTTTTTTACATCAAATCGGGTATGTAAAATCAACCGTTTTCCAAAATAGTCACTCGCATTCACCCAACTAAGTGTATCTTTCTTTCGATCAAACAAAGTAACAAAGTTTTCTAGATCTCCGATAAAGCCTTTTTTGTCACCTTTATTCCCTAATGTTGTATCATCCACAATTAAAAAGTTATCTACAAAGAATGTTTCACTTGTTCCTGTCTCTTTATCAACTTTAAGAAGATAATTTCCTGAAGTGTCTTTCATTTTTTCTAAGATACTAAATAGTGATTGACTAACAACCATAGATACATTGCGCTCTGGATTGATTAAAGAAACAATAGATTTCAAGTCGTCCATACTTGTAGCAGTCTGCACTTTCGCAGTTTGGAGAATTTTCCCAATCTCTCTATTTCGTGTTCTACGTTTTAATTTAATAATCTTCTTACCAAGAAAATCCGTTAAATTATATTGGCCATCATCTAATTG